GAAAAATACAGGTACATGCCCATGAGATATCACCAAGTACCAGCAGATCCCCGCAAAACCCCCGCAATTCTTGTGGGACTTCTGTGCTGGGGTCGGGAATTACCCCTTTAACGGTCTGAAAACAGGGAGTTTTTGAGATGGCTGACAAGAAAGACCCGCGCATTGCCCGTGCTGGGGTCGCCGGATACAACAAACCCAAGCGAACCCCCAGTCACCCCAAGAAATCGCACGTTGTTGTCGCGAAAGAGGGGGACAAAATCAAGACAATCCGCTTTGGCGAGCAGGGGGCCAAGACTGCGGGCAAGCCTAAGTCCGGCGAATCCGAAAAAATGAAGAAGAAACGGGCGTCATTCAAGGCTCGCCACGGGAAGAACATCAAGAAAGGGAAGATGTCTGCGGCTTACTGGGCAGATAAGGTCAAATGGTGAGCGATCCTCAGAAGTTAAACGACGGAACTGAGGTGACTATCCCCCTCAGAAACCTGATTTCCATTGTCGCGGCTGTGGTTTTGGCCACGTCTGCCTACTTCAGCATTGTTTCCCGCATCCAGTCGATTGAGCAGGAGATGGCCAAAGACAAGATCGTGATGGATATGAACACTGAATTCAGAATCCTTTGGCCTCGCGGGGAACTGGGCGCTCTACCTGCGGATGCTAGGCAGGACATGCTGATTGAGGGGCTTGAGCGGCGTCTTGAGGAGGTCCGGAAGTTACCGAGTAGCGCTCAACCTGACGTTGATCGCCTGACGATTAGGGTTGACGCCTTAATTGAGCGGGTAGTGAAGCTTGAGCAGAAGGTGGAGAGCGCAGAGTGAAGCCGGCAGAGGACATCATTGTGATGCTGGTGATTGTCTCGTTAATGATTCCAGCCGCATTGGTCACCTTTTTTATCCTTGGTGCGTGTATAGCAGAATCGGCATTTTAGATGGAGTTTAGGTATACAAAACGCCAATCAATGTTTAGATTGGATTCATATTGCCCCCTGTGGGGCCGCAGGAGCGACGATCCAGCCCCTCCCCTTGGGCTTACCTCTCCCCGTGCATCGTTCAACCTGCGGCCTCTCAGGGGCTTCTACATCAAATAGGGGAAAACCATGAAAAAATTAGGGTTATTTTTAGCGGTATTGGCGGTAACTGGGTGCGCTTCTACGAACTCAGAGTATTACGCGGCGGTACAGAAGACGGCTGAAGCAAATGCCATGGCGAACAAGGCCAAGTTCGATGCCTTGTCAGCTATCGCGTCATCCGGAGATGGGCAAGCGGCGAGTGCGGCGGTGATGGCGCTGGCTCTGACCCAGACCCAAAACGTCGCTCCAGTCCCCCAGCAATCTCAGGCATTGCAATGGGCGTCCATTCTGGCGACTCCGGTTACCAGCTTGGGCATGATGTGGATGCAGGCTGACTCCGCGAAAACCATGGCTCGGTACAGCGCCGACGTAGATCTGGCCCGCATCACTGCGGACGCCACGACTCAGCAGGCGCTCTACGGTTCGTTCGTTGACACTGCCTCGGCGGGTTACGACGCAATGGGCAACATCGACTACACCCCATTCGTTGACGGCATGGTCACCTTGGGCACTGCGGGTATCGATGGGGCGGTTGATCTGGGCACGGCAGGGTTCGACGCGAACACCGCGATTGCCACGACTGGCATGGATAACCTGACCAGCCTCGGCACTACCGGCATGAATAACCTGACTACCCTCGGCACTACCGGCATGAATAACCTGACTACCCTCGGCACTGCCAGTATCACGGGTATGCAGGCCATGGGTCTGGGCGGGTTCGATGCGCTCATTACCTTGGATGCCGACAACAACGATCTGTACAGCAACGTGTGGACTCAGTACCAGTCTTCACTGCAAAGCATCTTAGACACCATGGTCACCTGCTCGGCTACTACTGCCGCAGACGGATCCCAAAGCATTACCTGCAACTAAGGGCTGTACATGATTACGTTGAAGCGCTTTGCGTACCACCCCGAGGGTACGCTGGGGATCATGCAGGTTCCGAATCACAAGCTGAGCTTGTTCTATACGGTGGAGCGCCCTTGGCTGGATAACGCTCCATTCCTGTCCTGCATACCCGAAGGGGAGTATTCCATGGTCTGGAAGCGCTCCCCCAAGTTTGACTGGTGTTACGAGATCGAAAACGTAAAGGGCCGGTCTCACATTCTCTTCCATGTCGCGAACTTCCCCAACGAAGTCGAAGGATGTATCGGGGTCGGCTTGTCGCTAATGGGAGATCGCATCGCCGTAGCAGAGTCCCGCAAAGGGATCGAGGCGTTCCATGAGGCCACTGGGGGAAATCAATGGCGGCTAAAAATCGTCAATGCGCCACTTGCGGCATTGAAAAGCCTCTAACTGAGTTTCCGCCCCACGGAAGGGGAGACTACAGGAAAAGGATTTGCACTCCCTGCCACAGATTAAAGCGGGAGACATACAAGTCCGCGAGTCCCGAGGCCTATCTATTTAGCCGGCTCAACAACAAGGCCCGCAAGGTAGAGGTCAGCATCACCAAGGAAGATCTGCGGGCGATGTGGGATTTGCAACAGGGCAAGTGCGCCGTCACGGGGATGCACATGACCTACTACCCCCGCCGGATGAGGGATTCCACGGGGCTAAACGCATCGATAGACAGGATCGACCAAAGCAAAGGTTATGAGAAGGGCAACGTCAGGCTGGTCTGCTACAGGGTAAATCTTATGCGTCATGCGGGAGAGGACGCTGATCTGCTGTGGTGGTGCAAGCAAATCATTGAGGGGATAGAGGGTGAATGACGAGCAGTTGATGGAGGCCGCGAAAGTCTTCAAGAAAGATTTTCCGGTTTACGCCAAGAACGTATTGAAGGTCGTGAACAAGGAGGGCGAGCAGGTTCCGTTCCGACTGAATGACGGCCAGAAGATGGTTCATCAGCAACTGGAACAGCAACTCAAGGAGCAGGGAAAGATACGCGCCCTGATCCTGAAGGCCCGACAGGTAGGGATCTCGACGTATGTGGAAGGTCGATTCTTCTGGAAGATTACACAGACACGCAACGCCAATGCGTTCGTTCTTTCGCACCTTGCGGAGTCAACTAACGCGATTTTTAACATGGTTCGTTCGTTCTACGACGGCGTTCCTCACGAAGCTTTCAAGCCAAAGCTCAGTAGTCAGAGTGCCGCCACCCTTGTCTTCGACGAGATCAACTCGCGCTACCGAGTGGGTACGGCACGATCAACTCAGACAGGGCGAGGACAGACTAACCGCTTTGTCCATGGATCGGAGGTTGCCTTCTACCCGCAGGGGGCAGATATCGTAGCCGGTTTGCTACAGACGGTCGGCGGCAACGGCAGTGAGGTGATCCTCGAATCTACTGCTAACGGTGCGGGCGGCTGGTTCTACGACCAAGTCATGAAGTCCCTGCGCGGGGAAACCGACTGGATTACTTGCTTCGTCCCATGGTTTGCCATGCAGGAGTATCGCGCCAAGGTGCGTCCGTACTTCGAGCGAACCAAGGATGAGGAGCAACTGGCGGCTAAGTACGGGTTGGATGATGAGCAACTCCAGTTCCGCCGAAACAAAATGGACGAACTGGGCGGGCATGATCTGTTCAGGCAGGAGTATCCGACCACCCCGATTGAGGCTTTCCTCACGTCAGGACGCTGTTTCGTGGAGGACGATGTCCTCTCCGACGCGGAAAAGGAGTGCTACACCCCCGATTTCATTGGCGAGTTCCGCAGTGACGGGATGTCCGAGCGCTCCTCCGGCCCGTATCGGGAGTGGTATCCGCCTAATCCCGACGACTCATACGTCATTGGCGTGGACGTCGCGGAGGGGTTGGCCTACGGGGATTACTCCGTGGCGCAGGTGCTGGACTCGCGTGGCAGGCAGGTTGCTTGCTACCACGGGCACGTCGATCCATGGGAATGGGGCAACATCGTCGGCATGATTGGCCAGCGTTATAACAGCGCCTACATCATCGTCGAGAGAAACAACCACGGACTGACGACGCTCCGCCGGTTGCAAGAATTGAACTACCCGTCTCTGTTCGTTGAAAGTTCAGTGGACGGTGCATACGGGGACCGCATGACGAAGCGCGGCGGTTTCCTGACTACGAGTAAGACCAAGCCGCTGATCATCGATAACCTCGCCGCGTTACTCCGGCAGAGGGATTCTGGCATTGCAGACCTTGAGTTAATCAAAGAGTTGCGCACGTATGTTATTGACGAAAAAGGGACTACCAATGCTCAAAACGGCTGTTATGATGATCGTGTGATGGCTTTTGCCATTGCCCTCCACGGATTGGCCTCAATGCCTCGACCTAAAGTTTTGCCGGTCGGCAGGCGCTTCAAAACTGTTGACACCGTGGTGGGATGGTAATGGACGAATACCTCGAAGAGGGTGTCGGGTTTGATGTTGAGAATCCGGACGGCACTCAAGAGTCAGAATTTCAAAACCTTGGTGCAAGGCTTATGTCCTTGTTCACCGAGTACAAGGATGCCCGCAGGGAAACTGAAGATGAGTGGATCAAGGATCTGCGTCAGTTCTCTGGGCAATACGACCCCAGTACCTTAGCTCGTCTGGAGGAAGCCTCTGGATCTCGTAGCAAGGTCTTTGTCGGACTCACTCGCACAAAGGTTATGGCCGCGTACAGCAGGCTTGTTGACCTGTTGTTCCAGAGTGGTGACGCATTTTTTGGCGTAGCGCCTACGCCTCGACCCAAGATTAACCCGCTCAAGCGGGCCGAGATGCAACAGATGTTGATCCAAAACATCGTGCAGATGGGGCAGGGCCAGCCTGAAGAAGTTATCCGTCAGGTTCTGGCAGAGAACGAAGAGCGCATCCGTCAGGGATTGCAAGAACAAGAAGAGCGGTTGGCCATGATGGCTTCTGAGGAAATGCAGAAGGACATCGAAGATCAGCTAATCGAAGAGAACACAGAGCAGAAGATGAAGGAGGCCATCCTTGAGGCCTGCATCTTTGGCTCCGGTGCTGTTAAGTCAGGCACAGTAAAGATCGACCGAGTCCAAGCCTACCAGCGAATGGAAGACGAGATGGGCCGGTCAACCTACGCGATGGTCACGGAAGAGCAAGCGCGACCAGAGATCGAGTCAGTATCGATCTTTGATCTGTATCCCGATCCCTTCTGCACCAGCCTTGAGGACTGCCACGGAATGTTCCGTCGCCACGTTCTGACGCGCAGGCAGTTCCGAGAGTTGGCAGAAATGCCTGCTTTCGATTCGGAAATCATTCTCGCGATGTTGCGAGACAACCGCACAGGCAACCATGAAGAAGAGGATCACGAACGGACTCGCCGCCAGATTGCTGGTATTAACGAGCACGGTGATTCGCATCGGTATGAGTTGCTGGAGTTTTGGGGATCCATTGATGGATACGACCTCCAAGACGTTGGGGTCGAGCTACCGGAGGGTTCAGACCCCAGTCAGGACTTCGACGCAAATATATGGATCGTCTCAGGAAAGGTTATTAAAGCCTCGCTGAACCCTGTCAAAGGTTACCGTATTCCGTACAACATCTTCCCGTATGAGCGCACCCCGCACCAGTTCTGGGGCGTGGGCGTACCGCGCATGATGCGTGACTCGCAACAGACCATGAATGCGGCCACTCGAATCTGGCTGGACAACATGGCTCTTTCTTCTGGTCCGATGGTGGAAGTAAACACCGATCTTCTCGCGGCGGGTGAAGACCCAACTGATCTCCATCCTTGGCGAGTCTTTTTGCGCTCCGGAGGGGATGGCTCAATGCCAGCGGTCAGGTACTACCAGCCTGTCGCAAATGCTAATGGCTTGAACCAGATTATCGAGATCTTCCGACGCTTTGCGGATGAGACGACGTCACTGCCGTCATACACCCACGGGGAGCAAACGAAGAGCTTGAACAAGACGGCGACAGGTATTTCAATGCTGATGGGAGCGGCTAACGTAGCGCTTAAAAGCACCATCAAAAACATTGACGATTTCCTCATACGCCCTATGATTGAATCATTGTTCCACTTCAATATGGAGTTCGGAACGAATGAGCGAGCGAAGGGCGACCTCAAGGTCGTAGCTCGCGGTAGCACCGCACTTGTGCAGAAAGAAGTGCAGAGCCAGAGACTTCTTCAATTCCTCTCTCTGGTTTCAAATCCCATGGACTCTCAGCTAGTTGATCGAGGCAAGCTCCTGCGTGACATCGCGCAGAGCATGGACATCGATCCTAGTGACGTTATCAAGTCTGAGGAACAGCTAATTGCCGAACAACAAGCGCTATTACAGCAACAGCAAATGCTCGCCGCGTCAGGCGCGGGCGATCAAGGTGCTCTCCCTGACGGAGGAATGGCCCCTCCTGATGGAATTGCTGGCTGAGCGATTAGCTGACGCCCAGACGAAATTAGAGTCTGCGGATCAAGATAATTTTAGGTTTGAGCAGGGTCGCGTGGCTGAGCTACGTGATGCGCTCGAATTAGAACAGGCCGCTGAAGCGGTTATCGAAGCTGATCGGGCGCTAAGAATACGCCCCCCCAGCATCGACTGACGGACACCCCTAACAGGAACCGGAAGTATGAAAGTAGATCCAGCAAAACTTGAAGCGGAAGCACAGGAGTTAATGGCTCAACTGAAAGGTGAAAGTCCGGCCCCTCAAGAAGAGGAGACGCCAGAGGAAGTTCAGCTAGAGGTTGACCTACAGGCACCCGAAGAGCCAGCGGAAACTGCCGAAGAACCTGTGGAGGCTCCCGTCGAAGACGAGCGCGGCGAATTGTCCGAGACGGAATTAGCCCTGAAAAAGGCTGATGAACGCTACAAGAATGCGCAAAGGAAGATGACTCAGGCAACCACTGAGGCTAAAGAACTGCGACGTAATAACGAGCAGGTAATGGCCGAGTTAGGTGAACTGAAGCGTCAGCTTGCGGAGAAAGACGTCGATCTAGAGAAGCTGAAGCAAGTCAGGGAAGAGTACCCAGATCTTGCATCACCAATTCTGGACGTAGTCGAGAGAACGCAGGCACAAGTTGCCGAACAAAATGCCGAGCTTGAACAACTCCGGCAGATGCGAGAGCAAGAGGCTGTAGCCCAAGCGCAGGAAGCGCACATGGCTCGCATCAGGGAAGCCCACCCTGATCTGGACGACATCGTCCAATCGGGAGACTGGGCTGACTGGCTGGAGGTGCAGAACGCAGAGATTCATCACTATGTTGAATCCGGCTCATCAAATGATGTGAATGCGGCCCTGCACAAATTCAAGAGCGACATGGGATTCGGACAACCGACGCCGCAAGAGCGGGTACTGGAAAAGGCGAAAGCGGCGGCAGAGCCAAAGCTCCCTAAATCCAGAAAACCCGATACTGGTGCCGGACAAAAAGTCTGGTCTCGGGCGGAAATCAGAGCGATGTCGCTGAAAGACTTTGAGGCGAATCAAGACGCAGTGATGGAAGCATGGAGACAAGACCAAATCCGGCGTTGATTAACTCTTGCATAGAGGTATTTAACAATGGCTATTGGTGCTAATGGCTCTGGAGCGGCGTTTACTTACGCGGCTAATCAGGGCGGCTTCATTCCAGAAGTCTTTTCAAAACTGTTGCAGGCTAAGTTCTACAATTCTTCTGTACTTCCTGCTATCTCCAACACTGACTACGAAGGCGAGATCTCTGGTCAGGGCGACAAGGTTCATATCCGAACCGTGCCCGCAGTATCGGTTGCCGACTACACTGGCTCAATCAGCTACGCTGATCTGACCACCAGCACTGTCGAGCTTCTGATCGATCAGGCTAAGAGCTATGCGTTCAAGATCGACGACGTTCTGTCTGCACAGGGCGACATCGATATGCTGGCAGAGGCTTCTAAGGACGCCGCTGAGTCTATGCGTATCGCAGTCGAGACTGACGTTCTTGCTAACGTCGTGACTGGTGCGAGCACTATCGGCTCTCAAACCACCATCACTTCCACCAACATCCTCACCAGCATCCTTGACATTGCTAAGGAACTGGACGAGTTGAACATCCCTGAAGAGGGTCGCTTCATCGTTCTGCCCCCCAGCATGGTCTCTCTGCTCAAGCAGAGTGAATTGCGTCAAGCGTACCTGACGGGTGATGCGACTTCGCCTCTCCGTAACGGTCAGGTGGGTCAGGTAGACCGCTTCACGGTTTACCAGAGCAACATGCTCTACACCCCTGCGTCTGGTACTGATGCTACCTACACCCACGTTCTCGCGGGTCACCCGAAGGCAATCACGTTCGCTTCTCAGTTCACTAACACTGAGACCGTTCGTCTTGAGAGCACCTTCGGCGACGGCGTCCGTGGTCTGAAGGTTTATGGCCGCAAGGTCGTAACTCCAGACTGCCTCGCTGTAGGCAAGTGGAAGGTCTAAGGACTGAGTTGGGGGAGGTCTTCCTCCCCCTTTTCACTTTAAGGAGAGGAAAGTGGAAGACGCGAAGACAGAGAAGGACGACCTGTACATCGAGGCCAAAGAAGAGTTCAGCGTCACGCTCGACAGACGAGCGACATTGGCTGACCTCCAAGACCAAATGGATAGGCTCCGAAAGAACGGAAAACAGCCAGAAAAGGTTTTGCCTGCAAGGATGCCGAAGAAGCTTCGTAATGTCGTGACCGGAAATGTATTCGATTACGACCCCATCTTTGCCAAAAACTCTGATCTGGAAATAGTCGAATGGGAGACTTTGGATGGCGACGACGAAGGTTAATGACATACTGGATCGTGCCAGCATCATCCTTCAGGACACTTCTAATACAAGATTTGCCAACGCAGATCTTCTGAAGTTCTTCAACGATGGCCAGCGCGAGGTCGTTATATATCGGCCTGACGCAAACGTCTCGAACACCAATTTTACCTGCGCCGCTGGGAGCAAGCAGACCCTGCCTTCCGGTGCGCTTCGCCTTATCGACATCACGAGAAACGTAAGCGGCAGGGCTATCTGTCAGATAGATCGCAAGACTCTAGATGAGTCGTTACCCGACTGGCACAACTCCACGGCTGACGCGACTCGGAAGATTGAGCACTTCATATACGATTCATCTGACCCAAAGAATTTTTATGTCTATCCGGCGGCAGAAGCCACGTTCCAGATAGAGGTGATTTACAGCGTGTCTCCGTCAGACGTGACGCTGTCTAACTACACGACCGATACTACGACGATCTCGCTAGACGACACCTACGCTAACTGCCTGCTGGATTACATCCTGTATCGCGCATATCAGATTGACTCTGAGTTCTCAGGCAACGCGGAGAAATCTCTCATGCACTATCAATCCTTTACCAATGGTCTAGGCGCTAAGACGCAAGGCGATTCTGCCGCCGACCCTAGAATGGGAGCCATGCAGTGAAGTACCTTGATATCTCAGACTACGTCCGAACAGAGGCGCGAGGCGCTCCTGAGTTCCTGATTGAGCGATCCGTCCGCGAGTCGGTCATTGAGTTTTGCGTCAAGACAGATGTTTATCGTCTTGAGCCAGAAAACGTACAGATCATCGCGGGCATCGATGAGTACGATCTGACTACGCCTGCTGGCACAGAGCTTAACCACATCATTGAGATTTATCGCAACCGGCAGACTTTGCGTCCGGTTTCTTACTCTCGACTGCTTGAAGTAAAAGGCGACGGCACAACAACCGGAAAGCCTCAGTATTACTCGCAGAGAGATAACACCCTTTTTTATGTGGCTCCGGTTCCAGCGGAAGCTGAAACCTTGAGTGTTCTTTACTCAGTCAAGCCCACCTCCACGTCCACCAGCATCCCCGACACCATCGGCAAGGAGTACAGAGAGGCCATCGTTCATGGCGCGATCTACCGGCTCCAGATGATGGGCGGCCAGCCTTGGTCAGACATGGGAGGCGCACAGGGCAACAAGTCTCTGTTCGACACCCGAGTAGGGCAGGTGATCCGCGAGGTGAAATACGGGTATGGCGGCGGAGCCTTAACAGTTAAATCGAGGGCGTTTATCTAATGGCTTATTCAGACACGATCAGTTTGGTCGTTGGTGACACGCTACCAGAAGTGACGGTCACCCTCCGAGATTCAAATAAAGCCGCATCCGGTCAGACGCTTGATGCAGAAGACCCCACCACTTGGGATCCGATTGATCTCACTGGCGCAACAGTGCGCATGAGAATCCGGAAGGTTGGGTCAACTACTGTGACTAGCACTTTGACCATGACGGTTTTGTCTCCCGCAACAGATGGCAAGGCCACCACAAACTTCCCGTCCGGAACCCTATCTGAGGCTGGCGTTTTTGAGGCAGAGGTAGAGGTGACTTACTCCGGCGGCGGGAAGCAGACAGTAAATGATTTGCTGAAGCTCAAGATCAGGGATGACTTTGATTAATGTTAAGAGCCGCCTATTCATATCAACTGATTAAGGCGTCTGCTGAGCGGGCGAAGGTTTCGTTCGCCTCCGATTCGGTCAACACATCCCTTCGAGTTTCATTTGCCGACCTTACGGCAAGCCTCGACTACATCAGCTTGGCCGCAAGTTATCTGGTTATTGCTGAGTCTCTGAACCGATACCTAACTGATTCTCTGGCGTTTAGCGATCTGGCGAGCCTCTCTGTCAGCAAGTCTGCGTCTGATTCTGTAGAGGTTACCGAGCTTGTGGCGCTGTCCGTAACAGTCCCGCAGGCGGACTCGCTTGGCGTTTCTGACGTGTTTAGCAGGACGGTGGCTTACGACCGCGACTTCTCGGATTCAGCAAGCCTTACAGAGGCACACAACGTCACGTTTAATTCAGTGCAATCAGATTCCATGAGCGTCTCTGATTCTCCTGCTTTGTCCTCAGACCTTAGCAAGGGCGACTCCTTTTCGTTCTCCGACGCATTTACCAGAACCGTTTCCTACCATCGCGATCTAGCCGATGCGTTCACGATGGACGATCTGGCCAATGTTGGAGACTTGGTCAAAGACACAAACCTCGACAAGGGCAACGTCTTTGGCGTTACAGAATCTCTGTCGTACTCAGCGCAAAAGGCCGTAGCCGACACGCTTCAGATGCAGGAAGCCCTGTCCAAGGAGATGGCCTCGGATTTAGCAGAGACGCTGTCGGTATCTGATGCCTTTTCTTTCTCGGCTGATCTTGGCTTGACCGACTCAGCCTCAATGTCCGACTCGCCATCTAAGTCTGTGTCGTTTTCAGCGGCAGATTCTTTTGGCGTATCCGAATCAATCACTGTGAGCTTGATTGTTCAAAGCCGCAGTGCATTTAACGACAACGCATTTAATGCGTTTGCTTTTAACGAGTAGGGAGAAACGAAATGTTTCAAGATGGAATGAAGATGAGCGGCAAGCTCACGATCTCACTGAACGACGAAGTCGTGCGAGAGGTCGACAACCTTGTAGTGACCTCGGGTAAGGAGTTTGTTGCTTCCAGAATGGTCGGCACAAGTTCTAATGTCATGAGCCACATGGCTGTTGGTAGCGGCTCTACTGCCGCCGCCGCAGGGGACACCGCTCTGGGTTCCGAGTTGGGTCGCACCACTTCTAGTGACAGCGTGTCTGGCGCGGTTGTCACTTACAGCGCAACCTTCGCCGCAGGAACCGGAACTGGCGCAGTTACCGAGGCCGGCCTCTTCAACGCTTCAAGCGCTGGCGACATGCTCTGCCGCACAGTTTTTTCGGTGGTGAACAAAGGCGCGTCTGACTCCATGACCATTAGCTGGGCAGTCACTGTTAGCTGATAAAGGAGTTTTCTGATGGCGGTTAAGTTTAGTAACAACGCCAAGACGACAATCACGGGTTCGCTGACAACGTCTGCGACGAGCGTGTCGGTTACCGACGCCTCGAACTTCCCTACTCTCGGAGCGGGTGACTATACCTATGCGACTCTCGCAGAGGCGTCCACGCCTGCGAATTTTGAGATTGTCAAAGTCACCGCCATCAGCGGCACTACGCTTACTGTAACTCGGGCACAGCAGGGCACGACGGCGCTTTCGTTTGCGGCAAGCGACTTGTGTGAACTGCGCGTAACGGCGGGCCTCATGGAAGAGGCGATTGACGAAAAAGCTGATTTGGCTGACCTGTCTGTAACCGTTGCCTCTGCCGGCACAGCAAACCTTTCGTACAGCAACGCTACCGGCGTCTTTACTTACACGCCGCCCGACCTGTCGGGCTACTTAACCAGCTTCACCGAAGTCAATGACCTCACGGCCTCCGTGACATGGGCAGATGTTCCGGACGCCAACATTACGCAGTCCAGCGTTACGCAACACCAAGCGGCACTGAGCATCACGAAGTCGCAGATCACTGATCTTGGCACTCCGGCTACGCTTGACGATGCAACCGCACTAGCTATCGCACTGGGATAAATCATGGCAAACACATTTAAAAATGCGGCTCTAGCGGATGTGAACAACTCCGCTTACGACACGCTGTATACCGCACCAGCGGCCACTACGACGGTTGTACTTGGCTTGGCGATTGCCAACAAAACCGCACAGGGCGTCAGTGTACAAGTGCAGTTCTCAGACTCGTCTGGAAGCACTACGCACCAGCTTCTGGAGAACGTAGAGATTCCGGCTAAAACAACTTTGGAGACGCTGGCTGGTCAGAAGTACATCTTGGAGACAGGTGACGCGCTCAAGGTTCAGTCAGGCACGGCGTCCGCACTTGACGTTGTCTTGGGAATCATGGAGATCACCTAATGACTCGCTCCAGAGTAAAAAAAGATTTTGCTGTAGGCATCGACGATAACGCCACAAGCACTGCGATTACGATTGATGCTAGTGAGAACGTAGGGGTTGGAGATACTGCTCCAGATGTAAAGCTCAAGATTAAAGGCGGCACAGGCACTATTGAGCCGCAGGTCACTATTGAGTCAACGGCATTTAACGCAGGCCAAGGAACCGCTCTTAACTTTAGTCGTGCTGGTTTTACTCAGCCTATTCAGGCGCGGATTAGTGCTGTTGATAACGGCGCGGCTGGCTCAAACTTTATTTTTAGTACAAAGGTAGATGGAACGGCGGGTGCGCTAACAGAGCGTATGCGTATCGACTCCAACGGCAAGGTTGGAATTAATAACAGCGATCCTGATGAAGATTTCCACGTTATAGGAACTGTTGCCGCGCAAGGAGAAGCCGCTACAAGCAGAGTAGAGACTATTACTTGCGCACATGATTTTTGGTCAACACCCTCTTATGCAGGTGTGATTTCGCAATATGACGGTACAGCCAGAACAGGCACAACTTACGGAATCACGAACGCTAATCTAGGCGCTATACGTTTTCAAAATGTTGCTAATGGATTAATAGGAACAAACGCTAGCGCCCCGCTTGTGTTTGCAACTCTTAGTGCAGAGCGTATGCGTATCGACTCCAGCGGTAGACTGCTGGTTGGTACAACATCGTGGGTCGGCGGTGCGACTAATAGCGGCATTGGCATTAAAGCAACATCAACATCTGCTAGTGTGTTTGCACTCTATGTTAATGACAGTAGCAACAGTAATATCCTCAACTTTCGATGCGATGGATCAGCTTATAACACCACAGGCTCTTGGGGAACAATCTCTGACGAGCGCCTCAAAGAAAACATTGTTGATGCAACTCCAAAACTTGATGATGTTCTTGAGCTAAAAGTCCGAAACTTCAATTTTATAAATGACGAAAACAAAATAAAACAGCTTGGTTTTGTAGCTCAAGAAATAGAACAAGTATTTCCTAGTATGGTTGCAGAAGATGACGAAGGGTTTAAGTCTGTCAAAACGACTGTAATTATCCCGATGCTTGTAAAGGCTATTCAAGAACAACAAGCAATCATCGACTCTCAGGCATCAGCTATTGCTGACCTCACTGCACGTCTAGAAGCACTGGAGGCTAACTAATGCCATTTCTAGGAGTACAGCCAACCGACACGTTTGCCTCAGTAGCGAAGCAGACGTTGACCGGCGACATTCTTGGCACAACCTCATTTACGTTGGATCACGGGGTATCTTCAGCAAACGATATTGCGCTGTTTATTAACAACGTCCGTCAGGAGCCTGTGACTGCATACACTGCATCAGGTAACACCCTGACCCTGACAGAGTCTATAAATGCGGCTGACGACGCTTATCTCATCTATATCGCCAGAACTTTCCAGTCTCTGAGTATCAAGGGGATCACTGACGATACTCAAGACGCCATCATGACTATTGATGGGTCGCTCACCACTGGCGGCGATGTTGTTCTCAAGGTCGGCCAAAACGAACAAAACGGCTACTACGTTCAAGACAAAGACTTTGGCTTTGAGATATCTAACGGCGGAGTCGGCGGGAACACTGTACAAATCAAAAACAATGGACAGACGATCCTCTCGCACAACCAGATCCAAGACAATCTCAATCTCAGAACTGACAACACAGATCGCGTCACGATACTTAGTGGCGGAAACGTGGGCATCGGAGAATCTGTCCCCACTGCCCGCCTGCACGTTCAAGAGACCCAAACTAGCGGTACCGATTTGCAGGTAGCCCGTTTTGAAAATAACACATCTAACCTATATATCCGATGCAAAGACGGCGCTGACACCAATTCTGACTGGGAGTTTTTCTTAGGTGGCAGTGAGGGGTTGATTTTTTCTCCTTATGCCACAGAAAAAATGAGGCTAGACGGCGATGGCCTTAAATTTAACGGAGACACAGCCGCCGCTAATGCCCTAGACGATTACGAAGAAGGGACTTGGACGCCGCGCTTTGAAGCCCTAACGACAGATTTTTCTTCTGTTAGCTACGTTGTGCAAGACGGGTTTTATCAGAAAGTAGGGAACACGGTACACACATGGTTCCGACTGAGGACTTCTGCTTACACAGGATCACCCGCTGGACTTGTTGTTGTTGCAGGATGGCCTTTCACTCCTTCTGGCAGTGTGTATCAGGCGGGGGCTGTGGGTTATTCGACAGGCTGGACTAACTCCCCACAAAACGTCTACACCCAAACAAGTCAGGGTTACGCCATTCTAAGCAAAGACGGCGGCGCGGGAACTTCAGGCATACAAATAGGCGATCTAAACGCCGCCGGCTTTAACGACATCATTGCCTCGCTTAGCTACAAAGTTTAATTACCCCATTCAGAGATTGGGGCGGACAGTCCATAGCCAAAGGAGATAAACATGGCACTTACAGAAGCAGTAGAAATTGACAAGGTAGAAATCGTAGGCCCGCACAAGGCAGTGCAAGTACGCACAGCTACGGTTATCTACAGAGATGGCGAGGAAATCTCTCGCTCATTCCATCGGCACGTTGTATCTGCTGGCGATGACTACAGCAACGAAGATGCACAGGTTCAAGCAATCTGCGCGGCAGTTCATACGGATGCTGTTGTAGCCGCGAAGCAGGCCGCAGACGTTTCCGATCTTCCACAGGAGTAAGCCATGCCGTTCATCGGTAAACAGCCAGAAGTAGGCGCATATCAGCTAATCGACAGCATCACTACGTCAGCTACCGCTACTTATGCGCTGACGGTGGACGGGTCAGCTTACTTCCCTGCATCTGCTAGAAACCTTATTGTCTCTCTCAACGGTGTTACTCAGGCTCCTGAGTCTGCCTATACCGTGTCTGGATCAGACATTGTCTTTGCTTCTGCGCTGACTGCCAGTGATGTAATTGACTACATCCTAGTGATTGGTGATGCGGTAGACATTGGCACGCCATCAGACGGGACTGTAGGTAACGCACAGCTTGCGTCTAACATTGATCTATCTGGAAAGACCCTGACGTTCTCTAACGATCAGATCAGTGGTGATGCAATAGATGGCGGGACGGCTACGCTTGATGGCCTGACGGTAGACACCGATACCCTTGTTGTTGACTCAACGAATAATCGGGTGGGGATTGGAGAAGGAACACCGTTAGCGCCAATCCATGTGACGGGCGAAAACTTAGGCTCCACTCAATATGACAAGTCACAGCTTGGCTGGTTCGAGAATTTCAACGGCAATGAATCTTACCTAGAGATTTTTAGCTTCCGCGATACTGCGGGAAGTGACTGGACGACCTCTTCAACAAGAATCGAGCAGAGGGTCGATACCACCTCTCAAGCTTACATTCAGTTTAACGGTACAGATAACAACTACGGCATTTCGTTTGGTGCTGGAAGCGGCGTTAATGAGGCCGACTCTGAAGACATTATTGAGCGGATCCGGATCACTGCTACCGGCACGGTTGGAATCGGCGTTACTGATCCTTCTCAAGAACTAGAGGTGGCAGGAACAATACTGGCATCACCCATTGCTTACTCACAAAATCAGGACGAGGCTTATTTAATTGCTGGAACCGCTGGGTGGACAGGGGCTACAACAAACTGGGACACGTTTGGCTTCCAGCACAGAATCAAGACAGACAGTAATGGCGTCCCACGGATAACCATTGATAATCACGCCGAGGAGGTCTTTAGCTTAACTAATTCTAAAAAGGTTGGAATCAACACAATCAACCCATCCACAAAGCTTCATGTGACTGATATCAACGGCGGTGGCGCAAGAATTGATGGTGGTACTGCTTCTTCTGGCGAAAGCGCATATTTGTGGTGTCAAAACGGACGAGCAAGATTTGGATACGATGGTGGTCGCGGAGCGGTCGCTATTTCAGACTACAACCAGAACGGATCCACTACAGGCAAGCATATCTGCTTTGATACAAATGGATCAGAGCGTATGCGTATCGACTACAGCGGCGAAGTGCGAATTGCAGGAACAACTGACAGAGGCAATTACAAGTTACAAGTAAATGGTACAGGCGTTTGGGCGCAGGGTTCTTACGTCAATGGCTCGGATGCTCGTTGGAAAGATAATGTTCAAACATTAGATTGCAACTGTTTGGATATTATAAATGACCTGCGATCTGTATCTTATAATTACAATGAAGACTCTGGGGCATCTGATTTAACTACTATTCATTTAGGCTTTATTGCTCAAGAGGTAGAACAAGCTACGGGAAATCATCCGTGGCTTTCTGGTTTAGTAACCGAAGACCCAGAAGGCTATAAAAGCATGGCTTACCAAGAATTAATTCCTGTTCTTACTAAAGCCATCCAAGAACAACAAGCAATCATCGAAGAACTACAGACCCGACTCTCTGCGTTGGAGGCTAACTAATGGCTATCACTAAACTCAACAGCCAAGCGATTCCACCGAACACTATCGTTGAGTCCGACCTGTCCTATCCGCTGACTAACTTTAGCTCGACGGGTATTGATGACAATGCCGACGCCTTAATGGTTGAGCTTCACAGTTTCGGAACTACTCCGGCCTCTCATGAGATCCGAATGAAGGATCAGATGACGGTTGTTGATGGTGTTTATGTCTCCAGTACAGGTAACAGCACCCTGCAACTAAAAGGAGACTCAATTGGCCTCAACGGAAGCGGCCCACACACATGGAATATCCAGTCGCAAACGACCGGCAAGCTGGAGGTTGGCTCTTCCACAGGCGCGGGTAGCAACCTGCTGGTGATAGATACTGCGGGCAATGTCGGAATCAACGAGTCCGCGCCTGACGAGTTACTTCACGTCAAAGGCCCAGATGAAGCCATTATAAAAATTGAATCAACTGGCTCTCAATTTCCTACAGTATACGATGGCACACCAAAGCTCCAGCTTGTGCCAATGGCAACGAATGGCTATACAGGCGAGGCAAGCATAGAGGCGTCTGCTCCGCCCAGCTTTTTGCAATCGACGGGGATGTGGTTTCGTGCGGCGAGATCCGACAATGCGACTAACGGTGTTTACGATGGCGGCTATTTTACATTCCACGACGGCAACCAGATTGTATGCAATATATCTGACCAAGGAATCCAAGCCCCCACGTTCCAATCTACCTCGGGCGGCACTACCGCTCTAACGCTTAGCGCCACGGGCCGCGTCAGCACAGGTGAAGATCTTGAGGTTGCGGGCGACATAAGTTTGCCTCATTCCGCCGCAAATATCGATTTTGGCGGAGAGACTTACGGCGGGCCTCATGGCCTAAATTTTCTCACTGATGATACGGGCGGCGCGGTTCATTGGGGTTTTTACTATCGAACGTCTCCTGAGACCATCACGCTTGAACTGGACGGTACCGATAAAAAACTGTTGCTCAATACTAGCGGCGAGCTTCACATTGATAATGACGTAATTGCTTTTTCTACAACTACGTCCGACATCAGATTTAAGGATCGGGTTGAGACAATTGACAG